CGTCAGTTATAAGGATAACCATGTCTTCGTTAGAAGATGAGGCCATACTCTTAACAGTCCCTGCAATATAGTTAGGAATGTGTGCTGTTATCTCTGAGGCATCATTAGTCTCAGTGTCTACATCTACATAGTACTCACGGAGTCCTGAGAACGCACCCTTCTTAGTTGGGAAGTACACATACTTACCTGCGCCAGTAGGCTTAGCTACTAGGCTGGCTTCAAAGCGTGTTGTAACATCAATAGAGACTGTCTCAGGGGTAAGTAACTGTTCTGCTGATAAACGAAACTGAGAGAAGTCAGAGAATAACACAAGGCTTTCATTGAACGGTACAGCATGTCTAAGGATAGAAACTTGATTATTAGATACCGCAACATCAATAGGCGCACTATCTACAAGCGTTAATACTGTTTTGTTAAAGAAGTTGAAGTACTCTCCAGCTTCACTAAAGATAACATTCTCATCTGCTAGGAAGCCAAGTCTATTTCTGTGAAAGAATACATCATTGATTTTCTCGCCTACAAATGATGGAAACGAGTTAGTACCATCATCCCCTACTTTCCTATCCTCATAAGTCTGAGTGCCTAGTGTATAAGCAGTACCGTTATAGGTTAGAGTGTGAGGCATGGTGGCAGAATCAATGGTTGTTTCTATGCCGCCCTTTAGTGTTTCTTTCCATACTGGATTACCGTTTGCTGTGTTACTACTAAACTTAACATAGTAATCATCTTGGCCTTTTTGGTTATCACCAGATACCAAGATAACAAAGTTATTTGGCCCTTGTGTAGGTAGTTTCTTAAAGTCAGGGGTTTCTCCCTTGAAGGCTCTAAGATGCTCACCACCTCGACTGTCCGTTACTTCAACAGTAAAATCATCGCTAGAGGTAGCACCCTTAATATGAATTACGTTTCCATATAGGCTAAAGCTGATACCGGGAATTGTTGCCCCTGCAGTTGAACCATAATAAGTTGATTGAGTTGAGGCACTATATCTTAGGTTCTGAGCTATACGGTTAGTTTGTATGGATTTTTCAGCATTACCTGACAATGAAGTACTATCCTGTACTGAAGCCATCGTTGTGATTGACCGTGAATAAGTCGTACCCCCTTTTTTAATTTTTAGGGTGTATGTAACTGCGTAATCAGCTTTTGCTACATGAACTAAAGCTTCTGGGTTTCTGACTGTAGATACGTCAGAAGTCTTTGTAACTGTTCTTGTCTTGTTAACTAGAAACGTAAAGTCAGCCACCGTAGTAGCTGTCAGTTCTGTAGAGGGGTTGGTAAGACCTGATAAATACGAAGAGCCATTATTTGTTAGAGACTGAACTATGCCTTCGCTATTACATATAGTTACCGTACCATCCTTCTGTATCGTTAGAAAGTGTAACGAGTTGTCAGAGTTCCGAATAGGGTGGATGAAAGCATTAGCAAAGTCAGTCTGTTGTTGACTGTTCAAGTTGGAGATGAAGAAGTTTTTATGCTCTGTTGGGGGTCTTTTGGTTAAGCCATCTACGACACTAGACAATCCATTCTCTTGTTTCTCTGCCTGTGTCACCAATCTTACTGAAGGCGGTTGCTGAGATACACCATTAATAAGGTTTGGAATGGACGTACTAATTAATGTCATGTGACAGTCCTCTGTGCTACCCTGTTGACGATGCTGTATGTGTCAAAGTTGTTGAAGATATTGAAGTCTTGACCTTCTCCCTCCATGTCCCTGATTTCAGATAAAGCCCGTGCTTCGTCTTTTTCTGAGAAACCGTGTAGTGTGGAAGAGCCTACAACACGGTCAAGGAAGATACGTCCTGCTCGTATTGTGATGTAGCGTTTAACTACTTCGGGTAGGTCAATAAATTCTAATTCAGTTACAATATCTAAATATACTGTTTGAGCTACTGTGAATGTATTGTTCACTCTATCAAACATCTTTAGGCCACGTTGTACGAGGTCTAGGTTATCTGTTTTTTGAGTGCTATCTGCTCTCAATATATCTGCTGGTAGTACAATGTTACCGTCGGTATCAGGGTTGAATGTTACTGATAACTGTCGGTTAAAGGAGTAGCCTTGCGACTGTACTTCTTTACTAACTGAGCCAAGAATGGTTTCAGCAATGTCAGCTTCGACTAGACCTAAGTTCAATGCAGTAACAGGAGCTTCTCCGATAGCCGATAGCATTGTGTTGACTGCTTCTAGCTTGGTTGTCTGCGCCATGCTAACCTCCTATGCTTGCCATTTAGTTTTTTTAGCCCAATAAGCTGCGCTGGTTTCGCCTTTGGCTATGTTCTTTTTATGTCTGTCTTCAAAAGCTTTACGTTGTTTGTCAGATTTGTTTGTCTCCGCACCCTGTTCACCATACCTAATAAGCTTAGGCTTTTTAGTTGTACCAATAAGGACAGCATGTGATTTAGTTTTGTGATTGGGGGTGCTAATAGGTATACGCAATCCCTTAAAGTTATGACCGCCTCGTTCTATACCCATTATTTTTTCTTCTTCTTTTTCTTATCTTTTTTATATTTGTCTAGTTTATCAGGTGAAACTGGTGGTGGTGTGGAAGCGTTTGAGTATTTATTTTTATCAAAAATCGACATCGTGTATCCTCAAAAAAAGGAGGAGCCGTTAAGCTCCCCCTCCGTTAAACTTAGGCTTCTAAGAGTGCGATTGCAGAAGCAGGGCGTAGGACGTTGTGTCCCATCGCATACTTAGCAACCATCAAAGTGCCTTGACGGTTAATCTGGTACTCAGACTCCATGCCCAAGTCGAGTAACTTAACAGTAGCTACAGCGTCTGGGGTGAAGACGAAACCACGGATTTTCGCAGCGATTGCCACGATGTCCACGCTATCCACGTTAGCAGTAGGCAAGTCGTAAGCTGTTGTACGTCCTGAGCCTGCAGTGTTTGCAAGTGGGGCGTTGTCGCCTGTCTTACCTTCGTTAGCGTTACCGCCAGTAAACGCATTTGCGTGGTACAGGTTCGTAACGTCAGCATGGTTTGACATGTACACAGGCATACCAGCAATGTTTGGAACATTAGCGGCTGCAATAGAACCATTACCACCGAAGTCGCGGTTCATGTACACAAGCTTGTTGCCATCAGTAACATCTAGCAATGCGTAGTACTGGTCAGGTGGAAGGAGAACACATGCACCATCCATTGGTACGTTCTTCTTCTCCATCTCTTTACGAGCATTGAAGATTGCCTGAGCAATGTGCGATGCGTCAATATCGTGGGCATTCGTAGACCCAATAGTGACGTTATCTGTAAAGTCTTCCTCTGAGAACGCCTTGTAGTCTTGGACTAGGCCAGCGGCACGAGTAGCGTTGGTAGACAAAGCGGCCTTAACGAGCATACGAGCTACGTTACGGTCAGCTTCATTAGCCAATGCAATACCAGCTTCCTTAGAGTAGATTGAACGTACATCGTAGTGGTTGATTGCTTCATCAATGTTAGCAATGAACTGGCTAGAGATGAGCAAGTCATCAATAGTTACGATACGCTCACCTGCACGGATAGACCCACCAGTGATTTCATTTCCTGGTGTGAGATATTCGGCAGAGGCACGGCCTGTCATTGGGAATGAAGCAGACTTACCTTTTGAGATTGTACGAGTACGAACTTTATCAGAGATGATTTTCTTCTCTTCAAAAGCAGTTAGAACTTCGCCAGCGTAAAGCTTGAGAAATAAATCTCTTACGTCACCTGACAGATTGTTTTGACCCTGGAAACTTACGGAGTAAGCTGGGTTTGAAGCGGCTGATGCCATTTTAATTACCTCTTAGTAATGTTGTTGAGTTAAAGTACACTCAGCAATCATCACATCCTTTCGCCAAGATTGTCTGCCGCAGCAGGTCAGGGGTAATCGTTTGTTATGTTGGCTGTGTGTTAGGGTTTCC